GGCCGCCCTATCTCCATGGCCCCTAGGTCCGTAGGCGCCCGTCACGGGTGCTGGCGGTCCAGCATGTCCTAACCAGGAAGATTCTCCCTGGGTCGGATGTGCTCCGGCGAATCAACGCCGAGGTTAGCTCATTATGAGCGTCGCCTCATTTGACTCCCTGAGATGGCAAAGCAAGAGTGCAGAAATGCGCCCAGCCTTGTTCTTTGTCAGGAAGCGCGCACAGTGTTCGCTCGCAAAGGTTAAATCCTCGCGAGTTATGCACCGTGTTCCCTCAAGACAACCAAGCATAAAGCTGTTGCCCATGCGATTAACCCTCCTAAACTCTAGTACGCCTGCCTTTCGACGGGTGTCCCAGAAGTAAGGGGAGTTAGCGCGCCGCTCCTGCAACATATGTAGGTTGGTCTTTATGACCTTATCCCGCATAGATGTGCGAACGAGGTGTTCACTTGCTGTGACTACGTCACAGTAGTAGAACTCAACGTTCTCGATCAAGTTGCCTAAGCAGTCGCGATGACGCACGAAGGTACGGCGGAACTTGCTAGTGCATTTACCGACAGAGTCGGTATACACATAGCGTCCGTTGAGCCTCACGCGCGAATAATCGTACAGGGTTTCAGCCAGCTCGGTTGGTATGAGCTCACTGCATTGACAGAAAATCGGATCAACAAGGATTACATCCTCCGGTATCGATACCGAATGGAGGTAATCATTCAACTCTCCAAAGGGCGTTGCGGTCCTGAGTGAAGGCATGGTTTGCCAGCACTTGGGATTCGCATCGAGTATACTTTCATAGACTCGATTACAGTCCTTAGACAGCCTCTTTAATAAGCTGTCGGGCACGCCGTAGTGAATCTTAAAGAAATTCACCAGGCGATATGCCTCGGAGAGGTCCGGTTCGCGTTTAAAATAAAATCCGCGAACAGGCTTGCCGTTCCGAAAATCCCTGCCGCAGGCCTCCCTGAACCTATTACTAGGGTCGGGGTCAGTCTGCACGCAGAATGACTTTTCTGCGTTAAGTGTCAGGCCCAACCTGCCGAATACAGCCTTCAGAGACTGTAGTGGCACCGGCTCAGGCAACGTTAAATCGTCGCCGAAAGACAGTGCTGGACAGTAAGGACCTTTCACGTCAAAGTGAGTCAAGTCAGCAGTCGCGCCGTTAGCAAGAGCCATAAATACAACTGACTCAAGCTTGAATGTATAGCCATTACCCATGAGACAGAAGGAACCAGAGGTTCCGACCGTACCATCGGGTAGGCGATACTTAGTCGACCTAGCCGCCTCCAAGTATGGAAGCAGCGGCGAGCCTTCAAACAGTGCGCGTATCAACGGTATTGAAAGAGAATCCGAAGCTTCCTGGAAATCCAGGGTAGCAAAGGACCCATCAATCGAGCCGTGGTACGCTAGTACACTGTTGACGGCCGCAAGTCGGTCGAGATCGACGTGATAACAGACTTTGAGCGCGTGAAGAAGCGCGCTCTCGATCTGATGCTGAACGGTATAGAGGAAAGGTGATGAAATTCCAATACACCTACCTATCTCAGCGTTCTTAGGTACAACGCATATCTTGTCCGGATAATCCGGGCTCGACTTAGCAAAGTGCCCGTGCAAAGTTGCACAAATGGCTCGAGTACTGAAACCATCATGACTCGGCGACACTTTAAGGTTCCCATTAAGTGGGTGCCCGTTGGTGTCAACCAGGTCAAACGGACTAAGCATCTCGTGAGCGAGCTGTTTCCTAAACTTGTCGGAGAATAAACTCCAGCACAGGTCCGGATCCTGCCCGCAACAGCCATCAAAGAATGCATTGATCTTCAGCTCCGGCTTCGACCCTGAAATACTAGCACCGAGTACTTTCGCACCCGGGCCTGTAGTCAGACAGTCAATACCGTTGCGTGGATCAACAAGGTAGTTGTAGGCCGAAAGGCCTACTCGCTGGCAGAACTGCCTAGCGATCTGGAACCAAGCACACCTCGTCTCAGCCCAGAAGTTAGGGTCACTCGCTAGCGCGAGATTACGATCCTGTCTGGCCACGAATTTGTTAAGCGCTTTGGCGGCTGCCTCTTCCGAGACACCACCCTCAGCGTAGTACTTCTTCGTGACAGTCTGCGGGTTTAAACCCACTGACTGGCTTAGTAGTCTTGCAAACCTAATAAGGTCTGCAGCTGCCGGCTTAGGAACCGGCAGTTGACGCTTCTTCTTCATGCAACCCCCTGTTAGTAGTTATTTAAACCACTATCGACCGGATCCGAAACACACTGCTGGCCGAGCCAGGCAATAAGAGTCTGGCGCAGCTTAGTAATGTGCGAATTCGGGTAGGTCTTGGGGAGGCTGAACGTAATGCTGGCATTGGCCTTAACGGTCGTGTCAACACCAGAAGCGTCCTTGACTACGACGGGGTCAGTCAGCAACATAGTTACCTTACGGTTGCTATTAGCTGCACCAAACCTCTGTTCAAGGGAAAAGACACCAGTGCTGTTTGCAACGGTACCACTCTTATCGACAAAACGAAAGAGGGTGCCCTGCTGTTCAGACACTGCGTACTCCCTGGTCGTCTCACCAACGGTGAGAGTCACATCGGTAAGTCTCATGACAAAACTCCTTTCTAGGGTAGTTTATTTCAAGTGGTAACCACGGGCAGTGCTCGTGAGCCACTATGGCAATAACAATTATAACTACAAGATTGCCAATCAATGTAGTCGACTACGTCCGAGTGCATACAGATCAATCAAATGATGACCAACCTGTCTCACATACGATAGCTGATCGTTGTTTGTAATATAATGCGAAACCGCTTTGTTCAAACCAAGAGCCATAGAAGTATTGACTCTGCGTGTGAACTCGCGGACCATCGCTTTGTTACAACCGTAATTAGCTAACGAACCGGACACCTGGAGGACATTGTAACCGCGATAGCGGAAACAATCAAAGCCCCTTGTGACGTTGAATCCAAAGGGTTGCACCTGTAAGAGCACGTTACCGACCGGTAAGAACCAGTCAATGACGAAGCTCCACGGTATTGCATCCCAAACAGTATACAGCGGCGTCTGTACAAGATCGCCGAAGTTCCTGTAGGACTCAACGGAGTCGGTCGAGAGGTAACGAACAGCGATTGCTGAACATGAATCCGTAATACGCCAAGTCTTGAACAAACTTGTGTTCTTGATTAGCAGCGGATCCACTGAGCGCCGAGCCGTGGCAACAACGCGAATGTTTGATCGGGGTCTTTGTACCCTTCCCAATGTATCGCGTAGGTCATGGATAATCGGCAGAGCACCGTACTTAATAGCACAGTACTCTCTCGCTGTGGCTGGGAGACCACGCACTATCTCTTCGGGAGCTTTACTTATGCTCCTGTGGAAGAAGTGCTTGGCAAATCGTTTGAACGATCCCCATGCACGCCTTGGATTTCGTCTTAGGTTTCGATATAAGGACCAGAAATTATCGGCCCAACCATCGATAGCCCTAGCTGCGTCATACCAGGAGCGAGTGTTCATTAGAACATCGTAGTTCCCGGCAAGACGTGCGACAGCCTCGTCCATGAGCCATTCAGCTCTAGGACCGACTGCCCCAGCATAACTTAGTCCAAGGTACCCAAGGATGGCGTTTCCCGCAATGTGATACTTATCTGTGGTATCAACAAGGCAAGGTAGGCCCTCACCATTGTAGATGTGTTCGACAGCATGCCAGTCAGTTGGCTGGACATGATCAGACCACACCGGTCCAGTACTAATAGACTTCCAGTCCTGGAAAGACTCACCTGGCGAATAATCGTACAGGCGGGTCTCAGCATTGTATTGCTTTTTCCAGCCGTGAAGTGTTTGGTTCTGAACTTTCATGGTGATACTCCTCTTACTCGAC